AAGCGGCAGGCATTGACAACGGCCGTGTTCTCACTGGCAAGCATCCGGCGTTCAAGGGCGTAGACTCGTGCAGCCTTTCCCCTCGAAACTGCGTCTCTAAATTCTTCGTGTGTATCCATCCAGCGCCTCAGCGTCTCGGGAGAAACTCCCATCGCGCCGGCGGCTCCGGTTAGCGAATGCCCGGAACCCATCAGCTTAGCCACCAGGGCGCAGGCTTCCGGCGTGTAGTCCGTCGGTTTGTCGGATCGTTCGTTGGCAGCCATGATGCAGCACCTTTTGTGATGAGCCCACTCAAAATTTGCAAAGCTTGCGCAAACCCGCATTCATTGATCTAGAGCTGCGAGTACCGGACCCGCGACTTCACGTCCTGGCCCGGTCGCTGCGTTATCCGTCAGTCTCGCCGCCGTGCGGCCCGGCAGCATCCCCGGTATCTAAAGACCGGATCCATACCTGAGTTGCAAGACGCGGGACGCTGTTCTCCCCGATGGAAAGGCGTCACTCGTAGAGTCGCCGCAATCCGGGTATTTTTTGACCACCTTGCCGCACAGCGCGCCCGGCGCGGAAAAGTGAGCCGGTAATTGGTTCGTTGAGACGGAGGAATGATAAGATCCATGCCCCGCAATTTGCTCGATATTACCCATTTGGAAAAAATGAACTCCGCGCGACGAATCCTGATCCTGCTTTGCCTTCTGCCGATCCTGTGCCTGGGTGGATGCAGTAGTATCAATTCGAATCTGGCGGCCGGAATGGCTGACGGGATTCCGCAGTGGGCCGGCGGGCTTCCCGCCGACGCGCCTCCCCGGCCCGGTACCGCCGAGTATCACGAGATGATCAAGGAGCGTGAACGCGAGCGTCTGATGCCAAAGACCGACGACTCTGCCGCTGAATCATCCAATCATAAGGCGAAGGGCGCGGTGCACTGACCGCCCAACTCGGCGGCCACTGCTGTTTAATCCATAAACACCACGGTCTTGCGGCCGTTTAGGATTACGCGGTCTTCCAGATGATAATGGATCGCACGCGCTAGCACGCGCCGCTCGATGTCGCGTCCCTTGCGGACCAGCGCGAGAGGCGTATCGCGATGGCTGATGCGCTCGACATCCTGGTCGATGATCGGCCCTTCGTCGAGATCGCTGGTGACATAATGCGCGGTGGCGCCGATCAGCTTGACGCCGTGTTCATGGGCCCGATGGTAGGGCTTGGCGCCCTTGAATCCCGGCAGAAAGGAATGATGGATGTTGATGCATCGACCGGAAAGTTTTGCACTCATCTCGTTCGACAGGATCTGCATATAGCGCGCCAGCACCACCAGATCGGTGCCGGTCTCCGCCACCAGCTCGAGGATCGCCGATTCCTGTTCGCGCCTGGTTTCGGTGGTCACCGGCAGGTGATGAAACGGGATGTCTCCGAAATCCAAATGTGCATAGGTCTCGCGCGGATGATTGGACACGATGGCGGTGGGGATCATCTCGAGTTCATTGGTGCGCCAACGATACAGAATATCGACCAGGCAGTGGTCGGACTTCGATACCAATAGCATCACCTTGCGACGCGTGGCGCGGTCGCGCATCTGCCAGGTCATGCCGAAGCGTTCGGCGATCGCGGTAAAACCGGTTTGCAACGTGGGGAGATTTACCGCGAGATCGGCAGCATTGAACACCACCCGCATGAAGAAGCGGCCGGTCTCGGCATCGTCGAACTGCTGGGCATCGATGATGTTCTGGCCGTTATGGGCCAGGAACGTAGACACCGCGGACACAATTCCCGGCCGGTCGGGACAGGAGAGCGTCAGCACATATTGATGATGGGGCATGGGTGAGGAATGGCGATTAGACGGGACAATGGGGGCCCGATTCGCTCTGCTCTATCATCCATATCGGTCTTGCGCCACTCTCGTTGACGAAGACATTAAGCCCGGAAGACAATTCCACCCTCCTTCCGGGCGAGCTGCGAGCTCGGAGAAGTCGCCAGCGAGCTCAGTCCAGGCCGTTTGGAAGGTCTCCAGTTTGCCCAAGATCATGAGACTTTTTGTCCATCAGATACCCATCCAAGTTCGGCGGCTTCAGTCAAGGTTGTCAATCGGTGAACTGCGGATGGTGAAGCGCAGTTACTTCGGCTGTCTTCTCCGTAACCTGACCCCCTCGCCCCCTCCATTCTCAGGAATAAATTGAACGCCTAAGCGCTGAAGCGCTTTTCTCAATTCTTGCATCGCCTCGGTAGAAACCTGACGCCTTGCCTTCTCAAAATCGACGATCGTGGACAGACCTAGGCCAGCCGTCTGCGCTAGCTGGGGTTGGGTTAGTCCCAAGAGTGCTCGGGCAGCTCTGCACTGAGCAGCAGTTATACGATCAACATTTTCTGTTGACACACAGTCTCCCCTACTCTATCAACATAAAATATTGATATGGTGCCATTGTATCGCAGAGGATTTCGCAATGACAGCGAGAGCGCAACATAATGATCGAAGTGTCCGCAGAAATTTCTTAGGAGGATCAGACGCGAAGATTATTATGGGCGACGATCAAGCCCGCCTTCTCCGCCTTTGGAGTGAAAAACGCGGGGAGACTTCGCCGGACGACCTGTCAGATGTTCTCGTCGTGCAGCTCGGGATGGTGACTGAAGATCTCAACCGAAGATGGTTCGAGCGAAATACCGGCTACTCGATCAAAGACGTCCAACGACGAATCCATCATCCTGTCCACAAATGGATGGCCGCCACTCTGGATGGCCGCGTCGAGGAGACCAACGCCGTCTTCGAAGCCAAATTCATGCTGCCCTGGGCGTTTTCCGAAGAAATGGCCGCAGAAAAGCATATGGCCCAACTTCAGCATAATATGTGGGTCGCCAATGCCCGTACCGCGAACCTGTCAATTATCTCCGGCGGCGGCAAGTGGGTCGAACTAACGATTCCTGCCGACCCGCTCTATCAGCACCTGCTTCTAACCGCAGAAAAGAAGTTCTGGCGTTGTGTACAGAATGGCGAGCCACCTCGGCTCTTCGGTGTCGAAGCCCCTCGGGTGCGCCTAAAGGCTGCTCGAGTCGTGGATATGAGCGCGTCCAACAGCTGGGCCGAACTCGCTTCGATCTATCAACGGACTCGAGCCGCACACCAAGAACATGAAAGCGCTAAGAGCAACCTCAAAACGCTCATGCCGGAGGATGCCAAAGAAGCGGTGGGCCATGGCATCCGCGCAAAACGATCCAAAAGCGGAGCCGTCAGTTTCGAGCTAACAGACCTGGAGACCGCCAATGCACAGATCCAGTGAAACCATTGGCACGATCGCCGCAGCATTAGCAAAAGCCCAAGGGGAGCTTGTCAATCCTGAGAGAACCTTAACTGCGACCGTCAGATCGCCGTTTCCGCGCGAAGACCCCAAAACCTTCCGCTACGCATCATTAGCCAGCGGTCTGGACATCATACGCAAGAGCCTCGGGGCCAATGATATTGCGACCATCCAGACTACGGCGATCGATCAAGAAGCTGGCCTAATCCACCTCACTACCCTTTTGGCACATGCGTCGGGTGAATGGATTTCATCGACATGGCCAGTGTGCACTGTCGACGAGACGGCAGCACCCCATCGAATGGGAGCCGCGCTCACTTATGCCCGCCGCTATGCGCTGTTCGCATTGGTCGGCATTGCCGGCGAAGACGACCTCGATGCACCGGAACCTTCAGTGACCAATAGAGACCGCGCACATCCAGAACCACACCGGTTTCCGGGCGGGAGGCAGAACCGAAGCAAAATCGTTCATAAACCGCCTGAGTTAGACCGTGACTCTTCCTCTCAACTGCGCGACCAACTGCTTGCGGAACTGAACAGTATCGCGGGCGAGGACGCCCTGGCGATATGGGCGCACCGACGCATGAAGGACAAAAATACGTTGAATGCAGACGATGCAGCCATGGTCGATACCGCCTGTAACAAGCTGCTGGAGAGCTACCGAGGGCACAACGAATACGTTGGTCAGTCCAGTCAATCGTCGGCGTCGTCATGTTCCATCGCTCCCCGCACGAAAACGGTTCGGCAAAGAAGTAAGGCGCATCTCGCTTTCGTTGCTGCTCAGCCATGTCTCGTTTGCAGGCGCACACCTTG